GCTTTAACAATTTCTTCAATAAATCCATCACGCTGTAACATTATGCAATCTCCTTACGGCATTTTTCAACTTGTTCTGGTGTAAGACCTTGCCAATAATGCCAATTGGCTTGGTGTTCCATGATTGAGAAACCTTTTCCTTTGACTGTATTTGCCAATATAATTTTTGGTTTAGTTGATTTGATTTTTAAGCAACTCTCAATATCTTTTGTGTCATGCCCATCGATATTGAAAATATCAAAGTCAAAACCTGACAATTTTTTACCAATAGGATTTAATGTCAAACAATCATCTGTTTTACCAAGAATCATTAGATTGTTGATATCAATAAAAATAGTTATATTTTTTAATTGATGATGATTGACAAACAACAATGCTTCCCAAGTAGAACCTTCGTATAGTTCACCTTCACTAATAATTACATACACATGTTTATTGCTACCATCTCTCTTGGCTGCAAGTGCCATACCAATACCAACACCGATGCCATGACCAAGAGAACCTGATGCCATATCAATGCCAGGTATTGTTGTGTTACCAAAAACTCTGAGACAAGATTCTGCCTTACCCCAATTGTCCCACTCTTTTTGAGGTATAACACCTAACTTTGTGAGAATAGGATACAAGGTAACTGTTGCATGTCCTTTACTCACAATTACTTTATCAATACCAGGTCTTACAAAACCACCATGATAAAGTGTTGTTGCCATTTCTACCATAGAGAAAGTAGAACCTGGATGTCCTTGTCCTACTTCTACAAACTTTTCAAATAGTTCTCTGCGGTAGTTTTTCGCTAGAGTTTGCAAATCAACCATATTAATCTCCAAGTATCTTGCGTTTCAATTTAATCTTTTCCATTTCAACTACATTGTTTCTTGCTTCAATGCCAAACTTATTTTCTACCAAGTCTAAAAATGGTTTATGTGTAAAATATTTGTGCCATGCCTCATCACGGAATCGCAATACTTCTTCACCACTTAAATACTTTGTTCGTAGTGGTTTGCAGTCATATGACAAGAAGGCAAATTCTTCAAATCGTTTAGGAATATCCCAGTTGTTTTGTTTTGCATAGAGATACAATGGGCTACCAGGCAGTGCCATTGCCGCATAGAAGTTTGCGTGTTCACAATTCAATTCTAACGCAAGGTCCAATGTTTCTTGCATTGTTTCATAGTTCTCATCGGGAAAACCAAACATGTAGTTACCAAGTATATTAATACCTGCATCTTTGATATCTTTTACAACAGAACGAATGTCTACTTGTTGAAACTTTCCTTTTTCAATTTCTAGTCGCACATTCTGATTACCTGCTTCAATACCAAGACACAGCCAATTGACGCCTGCCTTCTTAAACAATTCTAATTGGTCTTTGCGAACAGAATCAACTCTTGCATATGCCCAAAAGTTAAACTTCATACCACGAGCAACAAGACCTTCTAGAATTGGCACATAGTATTTTTTATTTAGGAAAAACATTTCATCTGTAAGACGAACAGTTCTTACTCCACTATCCCAAAGATATTCAAACTCTTTTAACATCAACTCTGGTGACCAAAAACGCATGCCACGACTATCTGCTGATACAGTATCTAATGCATGTGAAGTTCTGTTTACAATATTAATCATGCAGAAGTTACAACCAAACGAGCAACCAAGTGATGTATAGATTGCAGCAAATGGTGTGCGGCCTTCGTGTAGAAAGTTTGAATGCCAAAAGTGAGAACGATACTTGTCTAACAAATAATTTTCTTTTGGCAATAAATCCCATGCATAACCAGGCATGGTTGTGTTCATATCTTTTGTTTGAACGATGCGACCGGGTGCCGAAGGTCTTGGTAGACCATGTTCTTTATACCAGATGCCAGGAATCTTATCGAAGCCGGTTTTCAAATCTGAGTCTAATAAATCAAATAAAGCATATACGCCTTCATTGATGAATGCAAAATCAACATAGTCATATTGAATAACTTCATGTGGCAATGCCGAAGTATGTGAACCAATGAAACCAATTTTAAGATTAGGATGACTTGTTCTTAATTGTTTTGCGAGAGTTGAGGCACCAATCATCATTGTGGTGCCTGAGTTTGGATTTTGTCCGTAAAGAACAAATACTACAAGTTTTGGTTTAGTATCTGCAATTTGTTCTGCCGCATCTTCATCAGTTGCAGGACAGGCATCAAAATCTAGTATGCATGGCTCATGTCCTTTTGCACGAACAGCTTGTGCAAGCAACAATGCCCATGTTGGTGGTTCAATTGCAGAATGAACCTTTGCTAAATCTTGATATGCTTTAGATGCACTACTTGGCACCACGAAACACACATTTGACATAATGACCTCACGATAATAAAATATTTAGTGTAACTTATTCTTCTTCTTTTCTTTTAACAGTTCAAACAATGCTTCTGGATCAATTTCTTCTATATCCTCATCTTCATCATCATCTTCTTCCCCAAAGATGTTAGTAGAGTTTTCCATTCTCTCTTGGGCAGAGATTACAATTTGCCCGTAGTAATTAATTAAATCATCTTTTGGTTCAATGACCGTAAGAATGTCTGAATCATAGATGATTGCTGAATTATCTTTAATCAGTTCAATTGGTAACCATGGCATCATCATCATTACAGTTTGACCAGTAGGCACTCTTTTGAAAATGATATGCATTGGATTTTCTAAAAGAACGGTACCTTGTTCTGTATCTTCAATGCAATCTGCCATAATATCTTCACCACTTTGTAATCGGACAATTTTAATATTTGTATTAGTTGTTGTTTGCATTCTTTAGCTCTATGTTATAGAATTTATACTTGAACTTTTCTTCATCGTATATTCTACACCTTTCAATAAAATGTTTCAAGGTGTAATTGGCAAATTTGCCTGTTCTAAAGTCATCTGCAATGTCAAACAATGTTGCTTCTTCTTTGTTTTCACCAAGTCTTAAACCACGACCTATCGATTGAAGGTTGCGTATTCTGGACTTGGATGGTGAAGCGAATATGATATTATGGAGATTACGGATGTTGACCCCAGTAGAAAAAGTACCATAAGAAGCAACGATAATGGCATTACTCTCTTTCTCAGTAATCGACCTAACAGATTCCCTAACTTCAACATCTGTGCCGCCAAATACAAAGAAGACATGTCGATTGCCTGCTTTATCTTGTATAATTGAGTGTAAATCTTTTCCATGTTTTTCTACAAATTGAAATAGTATGAGTGTGTTACCAGTTAAAGAAAGAACAAGGTTGCGAATAAATTCATTTCGTGCCTTACTCTGAACAATGAAGTCTATCTCTGTATTGTAGTCCCAGTCTCTTGCTTGTTTACATAGTTCCTCGGGATACTTCAATACAAGACATTTAATTTTGAAACTTGCAAGTTGACCTTTGTCAATCAACTCTGATGTTGTTGTTGCCTTGTAAACTGGCCCAAACAAACCTTCCAATACAAGTCGATGTGTTTGTGTGCCATCTAATGTACCTGTGGTGCCAATTCTGTATTTAGAGTTGACACAACCAGAGAGAATAGTTGTTAATGATTTTGCTTTGAACTGGTGTGCTTCATCACCCATCACAAAATCAAACTGTTCGAAGTAGTCAGCTTCGTTTTTATAGATTGACTGCCATGTTGTAATCGTAAGAAATTTGTTTGTATGTTTTTCTTTACCAGAGTATTGACGATGACAGTATTCTTCTGAATCGTAACCATAAGATTCAAAATCTGAAAACATTTGTTCTACCAATGATGTAGTAGGAACAATTAACAAGCCTCTTTCATATCCTGCTTCTTGTAGCCATCTTACAATGAGATAGATGATGAGTGATTTGCCTGATGCAGTTGGAGAAAGCAACAACATTCTTTTGTTTCTTACTGCACCCACAAAAGATTTGATTTGATAGTCTCTTGGTTCAAATGGCAAATTAAGTGTGCGAATGAAGTCTACTGCTTCAACCAATGAGAAATTTTCTGTAGTTGAAATGTCATCAGCCATTTCAATTGTGTAATCTCTCTCTTTGCAAAACTTAATGATGTAATGAACAAGACCGTGATAAATGGTAAATGTTCTAAGGTCAAATAATCTTATGCGGCCATCCCATACACGGCTCTTGTATGCCGGTGTGTATTGATATCCGGGAACGAAAAAGCAAAAATAGTCCGATAGTTCTTGTGCAATACTTTTATCACACTCTATCTGAATATGTGCTTCATTCTTCTTATGTAAAATTAAATTAGACACCTTGTATGAATTTTTCCCAATCGATGAATGACCTAATTTCCCAAGCTCGATTATTCAACTCTTTCATAATTGCGGTACAGATATCCACAATCTCATCGTGCATTACTTTTTGTGCAGAGTATTTGTTTAAGTCTTCATCACTCTCTAAGTATGTAGTGATATCGGATTTCAATACAAACGGAAATGGTTCCCATCCATATTTCTTCAGTTCATCATCATCTAATTTGCCAGTGTAGTATTCCCATTTCAACTTCTTCATCTTATTGAATTTGAATTCTGCCTGCTTTGACAATAGACGATGTTGTGATAGAATGTTCAAATACTTACTGT